CCCTGACGGCGAGACGGTCGAGTGGCTACCGATGCACCCGCTGGCGCAGCTCCTGCAGCGGCCCGCGCCGCGGTGGGGCGGGCGCCGCCTTTGGAAGGCGACCGTGCTGAGCTACCTCTGCGACGGAAACGCTTACTGGCTCAAGGTCCGTGCAAACAATGGCCGCCCGGTCGAGTTGCGATGGGTGCCCCATTTCCAAATGGAACCGCGATGGCCTTCGGATGGATCGGCAGAGGTCACCCATTACGAGCAGTATGTCGACGGGTCGTGGATCAAGCATCCGATCGAGGACGTGGTCCATTTCAGGTTTGGCGTCGACCCGGATTGCGTGCGCAAGGGTCTGAGCCCGCTCAAGCAGCAGCTACGGCAGGTCTTTAGCGACAATGAGTATTCGACGGTGATCTCGTCGCTGATCGAGAACTTCATGATGACACCGTTCGTAATCGGACCAAGGGAAAGCGGCATATCGGGTCTCGATGATGACGAGGCGGCGCGGTTCACGCGGGCCCTACGCGCGCGGACAACGGGGGACCGGCGCGGCGAGCCGATCTTCATGGCGGAGCCGTTCGAGATTGAGAAGTTGGGCTTTTCGCCGGACCAGATGGCGGTTCAGGTCCTGAACAACCAGTGGACGAGCCGGGTCTGCGCAGCGCTCATGCTGGACCCGATGGTGGTTGGTCTGCCGAGCGACACGAACACGCACTACGACAACCGGGAGCAGGCAGAGTCCGGCGCGTGGTACAACGGCATTCTGCCCGTGATGGCGGAGCTCTCCGAGGAGCTGGACTTGCAGCTATTGCCAGACTTCGAGCGCGACCCGAGTGTGCAGATGTGGTTCGACACGAGGAACGTACGCGCCCTGCAGCCGGACGAGGACGCGCGGGCGAAACGGTTGGTCCTTGCCGCCGGTGGCCCGATCATAACGCCGAACGAGGCGCGGTTGCACCTGGACCTGGACCCGTTGCCGGATGGAGATGAACTGCGCTCCAAGGCCCCGGACCTCTCGCAGTTTGCCGGAGGCGTCCCAGACGCGGCGGAGGCGGCGGGCCGGAGCAAGGCGGCAAAGGCACTTGATGCGTCAGATGATGGGTCAAATGATCAGCCCCCCGGCGAGCCAGTGGACTGGGCCGAGCGGGTGATCCGCGAGATCGAGGCGCTCGATGCGGTCGGAGCATAGGGCCGCGCGGGATTGGACGCCGGAGGAGTACCGGGCGTTGCTCGTGGCGGCCCGGCGGAGGCAGCTGGTTCTAACGCGTGACAACCTGCGCAGGCTGATGGGCACGTACGACGCCGCGGCGCGCGATATTGTGCGCATGATCGAGGCGATAGGCGGCCCGTGGCTGACCGATGAACAAAGGATCGACAACGCCCGATTGCAGGAACTTCTGGGCAGTATAGATCAACGGTTGCAGGACTTGGCGCGGGACTATGCCGACCTACTCGATGCGGGGATGCTGGAGCTAGCGCAGGCGGCGGCGGATAGGGCGCAGCAGGTGGCGGAGATGGTCTGGAGCAGGGACGTCGACACGACGTTGGCCGCAGAGATGGACAGGACGTGGCACCTGAGCGATGGCGCGGACGTTACGGTGCGGTTCGGGAGGCTTGCGCAACAGACGGTCGAGGGCCTCGCGGCCCGGTACTACTCGGACGGGATCACCCTGAGTACCCGGCTACACAACCTGAGCGACCTAGGCTACCGGGCAGTCGAGAACTCGATCCTGCAGAGCGTGGCGGAGCAGTTGAGCGCCGCCCAAACGGCTGATCGGGTGCACGCCGCGTTGACGGGAGCAGGCGAGGACTCGCCGTGGTGGGTGGCGATGCGGATCGCGCGGACGGAGCTCATTCAGGCGCACAGGGCCACAACGAATGTCGCAGCGGTCGACCGACAGACGGGCGAGCTGAAGCCGTATCTGCTGGGGATCGGTTGGGCATTGTCCGCAGGTCACCCGAAGCCTGACATATGCGACGTCTACGCGGCGCACGACAGCGGCCTCGGGCCGGGTATCTACCGGCCTGATGACGTTCCGATCAGTCACCCGAACTGTATCTGCTCGACATACCAGGTGCTGAAGGCCGCGCCGAACCTCTATCCGCCGAGGATGGAGCCGCAGGTCGGCGAGGTGCCGACGACGCAGCTAGACTACTACGCGCGGCAGGGCGACGGCCCGGCGAGCGCCGCGCTGGACGCACGACCGGCAGATGAGTAGCGCGCCGGGTACTGGCAGACATGAGAGGTGCGGGATGCAACCACTGCCATTGAACAAGTTCTACGTTCTCAAAGACGTGCAAATCAGCGACAACCAGATCGCCGGCGCGGCAGCGGTCATGGGCAATATGGACCGCCAGGGTGACGTCCTGTACCCGGGCTGCTGGAGGGGAGCCCTGAAGGACTTCAGGTCCTCCGGATTCGTGGCGGTCGGGCACGACTGGAGCAGCCTCCCGGTGGCCATGCCCGTCGAGGCGGCGGAGCGCGGAGGCGAGCTACTCTGCAAGGCGGAGTTCCACTCAACGCCGGAAGGGCAGGCGGCGCGACAGGTCTGCGCAGAACGGATGCAGCGGGGCCTCTCCGTAGGCCTCTCCGTGGGGTTCATGCCGGATTACGACAACGGCGTGCATTATTTCGAGAATGGCAAGGCACTGCTGGACCACGCCGAGAAGTCTGGCGCGCAGATGGATCTGTTTGACGCCGCCGGGATCGCGCGATGCAAAGGACAATGCCGGGGGATCAGCAAGATCGCCGAGTTCTACGAGTTCAGCATCGTTCCCGTCCCGGCCAACCCGAAGGCGGTGGCCTCGGCGGTCAAATCAATCGAGACGATCCGCGACTTCGAGGAGTTCCTGCGGGACGCAGGGTTCTCCCGGAAGGAGGCGGTCGCGATAGCACTACATGGGTACCCGCAGCGAGATGCTGGCGAGGAGAACGACCCGGACGACACTGACGCAGCCGCTCGCGCCATTGAGCGTGAGCAACGACTTCGCGACCTCGTTCGGCGCGGCAGGATCGCGCTGGCGGTCGCGCGAGGAGCATACCTAGATGAGTAACAAAGCTACCATCGACGCACTGACGGAGTGCTACAACCGCGCCCTCGCGGGGGTGCAGGAGCTCCAGGCCAAGCACGCCGGCAAGCCAGAGACGTTCACGCCGGATGAGGAGGCCGAGTTCGACAAGCGCATGGCGGATTGTGACAGCCTCATCAAGCAGATCGAGCGCTTGCGCAAGGCAGATGAACTGGAGGCGTGGGGCCAAAAGGTGCCCGAGGCCGCACAGCCAGTGATCGGGAGCGCGCGGCCCGAGGAGAAGGCCGAGACTTCGCCGGTCGCGAAGGAGCTGAAGGTCGCACTGTTCCGGCAGCAGGCGCTCGGCACCGGCTATGACGGATCGGCGGCCCAGCAGGCGGACGCGAAACTGCTGAACAGCCCGGAGGCCAAGGCGTATCAGGCCGACGTGCCCACGGGCGGCGGGTTCGCCATCATGCCGCAGGAGATGATCCAGGATTTCCTCCTGCTCATGAAAAACCTCATGTTCATTCGGCAGTTGTCCACAGTCTACGAGGTGCCGACAGCCGATAGCCTCGGCGTTCCCGCGCTCGATACCGACCCGTCGGCTACCGACTGGACGGTGGAACTCGGTACCGGCAATGAGGAGACAACCGCGAGCGTCGGCAAGCGCGAGTGGAGGCCTCATCCGATGGCCAAACTGCTCAAACTGTCGAGGACGCTCATTCGCAAAGTTCCGAACTTCGAAACGGTGCTGGTCGACCGTCTGGCATACATGGTCGCGCTGACCGAGGAGAACGCGTTCCTGAACGGAAGCGGTGCCAACCAGCCCCTTGGCGTGATGACGCCGTCCGCGCAGGGCATTCCGACGACCCGTGACGTCACTGCCGCGAGCCCGACTGCGATTGCCGGCGACGACATCATGTCGACCTTCTACAACCTGAAGGCCCAGTACAGGCAGAGGTCGAGCTGGATCATCAGCCGCCCGGTTGTCGCGGCCGTCCGCAAGTTGAAGGACGCGAACAGCCAGTACATCTGGCAGCCGGGTCTCATTGGGGCCTCGTTCGTGGCGCAGGGCACCGCGCTGACCGGCGGAACGCCCGACACGCTGATGGGCCGCCCGATCTACGAGTCGGAGCTCATGCCGAGCACGATCGCAGCGAGCCAGTATGTGGCGATCCTTGGCGATTTCAGCAAATATTGGATCGCCGACGCATTGACCATGACCCTGCAGGTGCTCTACGAGCTCTACGCGGCCACGAACCAGATTGGCTATGTGTTCCGCAAGGAGACGGATGGCCTCCCGGTTCTGGGTGAGGCGTTCTCCCGGCTCATCATGCATTCATAGTGACTGACGCGGGGCCGTAGGGAGGACGCGCGGCCCCGCCTCTCGACCGGTTCAGACGACAGACCCGCCACGCAGGCGGGGGAGGGATAGAGCAATGAGTCTGCGAGCAATGAACCAGGTACTGCCGACGGTGCCCCTGATCGGCCCGAAGGCGATCACCGCCACAACGAATGGCACGGCGCTGGACCTGTCTGCCACGGATGCGGACATGATCGTCTTCAATCCGGGCGTGTGGACGGACGGCACGCATACGCTGAGCCTGCAGGATTCCCCGGACAACGTCACGTGGACGAACGTTACTACCGCGAACCAGGTGGGCACGTTGACGCCGATCACCAGCTCGGCCACTGCGGTCGTGCAGCAGGTGAGCTACATCGGACCGGCCCGCTACCTGCGCCCGGTGGTGACCGTCTCCGGCGCGACGACCGGGGTCGTTCTGGACGTGTTCGCCATTGTGAAGCACAAGAAGCAGCCATAAGGGATTGAACGCCGGGGCCTCTTCGCGGTGACTTCTGAGGGGCCCCGGCGCAACCCGGCAGGGAGCGTGGAATGGCACGCGTTGGCGACATTGTGAGCATAACCGGCAAAGTGATCGAAATCCGGTGGGGCGGCGAGGACGACGAGGACTACGAGGCGACCCTGCAGCTCGACGACACGCGTACAGTGACGGTGCCGGAGCGGTTCGCGCGGGTGCAGATAGCGGCGAAGGCGATCTGGCCGGGCGAGAACAAGGCGCTACGCCGCCCGGCAGAGGATAAATGAGATGCAGACGGCGATGCCCACAGGGGTCGATCTGAGCAGGTTCATCGAGGGGGCGGGTCTCACGATTCCGAACGGCTACCTCGACCTCGACGGCGCTGTCTACTCGGCCATCGAGGAGTGGGAGGAGCGTACCGGGTACGCGCCATTCTTCACGCCTGCGACCGATCCGAATACGGCGCGCTACTACTCGCCCGCCGACATCACGATTGCGCCCAATGGCCAGCCGGTACTGGAGCTCGGCGCAGGCCTCGTCTCGGTCTCCTACCTGGTCGTCGGCGAGACCCCGAATGACCCTGGAACGAACCTGGCGCAAGGCACCGACTACGTTCTCTGCCCTGTGAACGCGCCTGCCAAGCAAAAGCCCTACACCTACATCACGTTCATCAGCCCGTTCGCCGTGTTCGGGAACGTCGGGCCCATGTATCCGAATAGCATTCACATTGCGGCTCGATGGGGGTTCTGGACATCGGTCCCCGAGGCAGCATGGCGGGCGATCCTGTGCGGATCGGCGGCCCGTCTTGCCCCACAGCTGAGCCTCGCTATCCGGGACGGCGTGGCACGATGGACTGAGGGTGACGTCTCGAACGACTATGGGAGCGGGGGGTATCTGCAGTCACAGGTTAGTAGTTGGCGCGAGGAGTTCGAGAGGCAATCCGGGTTCGGCAGCAGGTTCCATAGGCTGAGGGCGGTAGTGTGAGCGATCCGGGACGCACGACATTCGATCTCATGTTCAACACCGTCACGCAGGACGCGACAGGAGGGCCGGTGGACAACTGGGCGACGGTGCAGACTGGTCTCGTTGGGTATCTGCGCAATCCTAACCCGAGGCCGTTACGGTTCAACGACGCCGGTGTCTACATTCAGGCAAGGATACCGAAGGTCGCAGTATTCTACAAGCGCGAGACAACGGTACCGAGCATCGACGCCGATTACGAGCGCTACCGGCTGGTCGACCAAACGGGCGACATCTACCGGGTAATCGACTGCAACGAGTACGCGGCGACCGTGCAACTGAGCGTGGAGCGAGTGCTATGAGCGTGCGGGGGCTGGAGGAGCTGCTCGCGAACATCGACGCCAAGAAGCGCCGCCTCCTGCAGGCCAAGGCCGACGCCGCGCAGGAGATCGCCGCATACCTGGAGACCTACGCGAAGGCGAATCATAGGTGGGGCAATCCGTACAGCGAGGGCTACACGCCGACCGGGATGCTGGAAGCGTCCATTCATGGCGACGTCGTCGATGCGTCGGAGGAGCTCGTCACGATCTGCCTGCACGCCGACATGAACTACGCCGCGCCGCTTGAGCTGGCCTCGAAGTTCCGCGGTAAATACGCCTGGATGCGTCCCGCGGTCGAGAACAACCAGCAGACGATCATTGACATTCTGCGGAGGCATCTAGAGCAATGATCCCGACCGCCGATGTGGACGCCTGGCTCTACGCGATGCTCACGGGCGACGTTACGCTCATGGCGATGGTGCAGGGCGTCTGGAGCATGAAGGCGGTCCCGGAGGCCCCTGCGCCGATGATCGTCTACGCGCCGGAGGGCCTGCCGCGGGCGGTGCGCGCGATCGACGATGGGCTGGCAATGGTCGAGATGCGCTACAGGGTGACGGTGATCGGCGAGGGAGGGGGCACGGCGGCCCTGCAGCCCATCATGGACCGCGTGCACACATTGCTCAACAAGCAGGCGGTTTCAGGGACCGGCTACAGGTTGAACGTAGCCACAGATAGTGTGTTCGAGCAGGCCGACGTCCTGCTTGGCACAACGCGACATTCGGAGCTAGGCGCGATCTACCGGGTCAGGTACCGCCCGGTCGGGTGAGGAGGTCATCATGGCGTACAGATTGATCGGGCAGGACTGCCTTGTAGCGACGAGCCTCGGCGGGGTCGTCAATGGGCAGACCATTAGTTTCAACGCGGCGCAATCGCAGAAATGGCTCGCGAAGTCGATCGAGCTCGACGAATCGGCGATCGACGGGGACGTCAC